ATGTAAATACAGCTTGGTTTTCTGATAACGCAGCATTTGTTATTTGTACATTGTCACCACCTAAAACTAAGTCTCCTGTTCCTACATCTTTTACAATAGAATTATTACCGTCATGGAAGATTTCTAGATCATTACTATCTCCAAATCTTGCTTTGACATCATCGCCAAAATTTAGATTACCAGTCATTGTACCACCACCGGCACCAAGAACTGCATTTAATTGTGCTTGAATAGTTGTACTAGTATCTGAACCATCTAAGGTTTCAAACTCAGCATTACTAACACTTTGATCAGCAATTTGTGTTGCTGTTATTGGTATCGTTGCGTATTTTTTTGATTCGTATGTAGCCATATTATGTCTTTATAATAAAATTAACAGAAAGATAAGGATTTAAAATACTAAACGTATCTTGAGCTCCCCCGAATGAACCAGAAGCACTGTGATTATGTCCTGCTCCACCACCTGTATTACTTATACAAGCACTAGGGTATGTATAAAAAGGGTTTGTTGGTATTGATGTGTTATTATCACCAAATGGAATAGATGCACCATAAGTAGGGTGAAAATAGTTAGCAGAAATACCACCACCAGCGTGAGTAACTAAGTGATTGTGTGATGGAATCTCGCTCACGGTTAGTGTGTGATTATTCACAGTAACAGAAACAGAACCTGATATAGTAGCAGTTGAAGTTGTAGCGCCGCCTGTAGAAGCAAGAGCATAGGTTCCTGATTTACCAATCGGCATACGACCTGATAAGTTTGGAACGTTAAAAGTGGTTGATCCGTTTCCTGATCCATACGAAACTCCGATCAGGTTAAATAATGTGCTGTGAGTAGTACGTGAAACAGCTGCACCATCACAGTTTAAATATCCTGTAGGTATGCTTCCTGCAGCTGCAGAGAAAGGTAAGATCATTCCTGTTTGAACTGTAAACGCTCCAGCCGAAGCTAGTTTACTATCTAGCTGTGTTTGTATGTCACTTGTAACACCATCCAAACGTTGAAACTCAGTATTATTTACAGTTCCATCTGCGATGTTAGGTGCTTCTATTGGTATTGCGTATTTTTTGGATTCGTACGTTGCCATACTATTTCTCCATTATTTTCCAACCAAAATCCGTTCCCGTAAAAATTAACGTAAAAGCTGCGCCCTCTGTAGATACAGTTCCGTTAGCAGTTGCTCCAAAAACTTTACCACCATTTGGATTTATGGTTAGTGCGTTTGTATCAAAGTGATCTGCAATATCTACAAAACCAATTTGATCACCGACTGTAGAAGCAGCTGGTGCTGGTAGTGTAATTGTTATTGGTGCATTTGCACCTCCACCCGTATTTGATGTATTTATTAAAAGTCTTTGTCCCGCTACAGCTGTAAAAGTTGCACTGTTAACAGCAGTCGCTGTTCCTGCTCCGCCTGCAGATGAAACAATTGTATGAAAATTTGTTCCGTCTGATGCAATAACAGCTCTACCACCAGCCGGTATAATATCTGATGTGTTACCATTAGAACCAATTTTTAATTGAATTGAACCTGCAGCCGTACCGTCGTTTAAAATTATATATATTCTTTCAACTGCTGGCGCTCCTTGACATACAAATGCTGTTGAGTGTCCACTAAATCTTATAGCAGCTTGTCCCCATTCATTGTTTGCTACTGTGACTGGTCCTTGTAAATTTGATGTTAATGTTAATGGACTGGAAGCTGCCCCTAAAGCTTTTGAGTATACTGATGTAATCGCTTGTTCAAATGTATTTTCAAATGTGCTGTTAGTTGTTGCACCCCAAGAGTTTGACTCTTCTCCAGTTCCTATAAGTTTGATTCCTAGTCTAGTCGAATAAGTTGGCATTATGCTGCTTCTCCTTCAATTGTTCCAGCTCCTGATTCATCTACCTCAGTCCAAGAGCTTCCACCTGCCCCTGCAGTATCTACAGGAGTTAAAGGTATTGTAGCTGTAGTTGTATCATCTACATCGCTAAATGTAAACGTAGAAATTGTTCCAACAGCAGATGTCAAGGAGTTTCCTGATACATTCACACCATATCCTATACCTACACTATTTACTGATAAGTTGGCTTGTAATCCGGTAATTGCTTCATGTATTCTAATTTCTGGAATAACTGAGTTAACAGAGCTTGTCATAGACAGGCCAGAAACTGCAGCTACAGGAGACAATTGAACAACGGTTCCTGTGACACTGATGGTATTTCCCATACCAACGCCGTGCGTAGTGCAGTAATATCTAATCGTGTTGTGTGTGTTCTGAGGAACTGTAAACTCTACTTTTGCTCCAGCTTGACCAGGCACACCAGTTGCTACAACGCCATCGGTAATAGGGGTGCCCGCTGTTGTTTGAAATCTTAGTGGGTGTGATCCATTTGTCTCATGACTTTGATCAAATATATATTTTCTACCTTTTATCAATGCTAGTGTAGGTCGTTGTACACCGTCAATTACAAATACATTTCCATATCCACCAACATTTACTACAGTTACAACAAAGGTTGTGTCAGCCGCTGGTAGTCCAGCAACTTGTGAAGTAAGGGCAGAAGGAGCTGTTATTCCTGGACCTAATGTAACTGCACCAACGGCGCTTGATAAACTATTTCCTGAAACAGTAGCTAAAGCAGCTCCGGTAACAGATTGTTGCCCTGATGTAGCAGTGGTTAAACTGAAGCCTTGTTCTATTGCTGTTACTCCTCCTATCTCTTGACCAAGAGTTACAGTCATAGCTCCACCTCCAGTGGCCAGATGAATAGTACCATCTGCTGTCACACTACTAGGTGAGTTCAGTGTAGTGTTAAGACTTTGACCTGATATGACAGGCAGCACTTGAGGTGTTACAGAATTTTCACTAACATCTAAACTAAAGCCATTTACAAAGTGAGTTTTCTGTACTGAGTATGCATTAGATAAAGTAAGTGTAAGTGTGTGACTTGCAGGAGTAATTACAATTTCCTGTACTCCTTCTCCTACAGCTCCGAAAGGTGCCTGTCCAAATGCGGTTGCTCCGAAAAACATTATTTAACCTTCTTTAGTTCTTCTATTTCAGCTTTTAGTTCTTTGATTGCTTCAATAAGTAAGGGTACTACTTTGTCATAATGAACAGTTTTGTAATCAGTATCTAAATTATGTGCAGCAACTATTGGTGCTTCAGTTACAATTTCTGGTAATACTTTTTCTATTTCTTGTGCGGATACTCCAACCTCCATACCATCTTTAAAAGCATCTTTATCAATATCTTTTGCAACATCATTCCATTCATAATAATAGCCATTTAACTTATCAACTTTGTCTAAAGCATTTTCTATTTTACCATGCAAGTTTTTTAATCTTTCATCCGAACTATAAGCTGTTAAATTTCCCGTCGCGCTAAAGGATCCCGTAAATGAGCCAGACATTGTAATAGTACCATTACCAGTATTTAAACCAATACCGTTTCCTGCTGATACAGTTGTTGCACCACCACTTGTAACTTGAGTAATATAGCCAGAGTTATTTGTAAGCTGAGAGATGTTTCCCGATATTGCACCAGATAAAGTTGTTGCTGATAACGTCCCTGTAACTGTCAACCCAGAACTTGTAGTTTCTGCCTTTTTTGTTCCAGCGTGATATAGCTCTGCTGCTCCACCATCAGTTCCTTGAAACATATTATCACCACCAACATTTGTAATTCTTACAGCAGTTGATCCTCTTATAATTAAAGTTCCTGTTCCTTCATCGGTAACATAACTATCATTTCCATCGTGGTAAATTTGTAAATCCGACCCTGCACCAAATATAACTTTTCCGCTATCAGGAACTTTAATGTCACTATTAACCACCAAAGCACCCTGAGCAGACATATCAAGTGTAAGGGCAGTAATAGCAGAACCTCCGTCATCACCTTTGAATAATATGTCTTGATCCTGACCATCGACTTGTACTACAAGGTTAGAACTGTCATTCGCAAGTCTTCCAATACCAGAACCACCATCTCTAAATTTTACATTACCGCCATCAGCATCTAATATGAGATCTCCACCCACATCTAAAGTAAAATCAGAAGCATGAGCAATGTCACCAGTCATCGTGCCACCTGCTTTTGGTAGAGCTGCGTTTGCTGTAGTTGTAGTGTTAGTTAATACAGTATCTCTTGCTGAAATATCTACGCCGTCAACAGTTTCTGAACCTGACATAGTTATATTAGCACCACTTAAAACTAGGTTACCTGACATAGTTCCACCAGCTTTTGGTAAAGCGGCGTTTGCTGTGGTTGTAGTAGAAGTTAATACGGCGTCCCTAGCAGCAATGTCTACACCGTCAACCGTGCCACCAAGGGTTAGATTACCAGCAATATTTGCATTTGTACTATTGTCTTCTATAACTGCTTTAGATGCAGGTAGTGTACAAAACACATCTTTTGTACCTGATTGAAAATCAACTAAACCATCCGAGTTAGAACTGGATATAACAGATGTACGTGAAAGTGTGTCTGGAGATCCACTAGTTACAGTTCCAACACCTATCTCAAAAGCAGAACCACCCTGTGCCTGAATACAGTAGTAAGTTTGATTAGTGCTACCTATTCCTGCTACAAAAGTTTCAAAACCAGTCTCAGCTCCAGCAAGGTCAATAGTGGTTGTACCTGTGTCTGTTGTCGTCTCTTTGACTCTATCATTTACGACGAAGGCCATTTATAGTCCTCCTATCCTAATCTGATGAGCTCTGATCCGCCGCCAGCTGTAGGGAATTGAATTGTAAATGTTCCGTTTGAAGCTGTAAAATCTCCACCAAACGCTAACACAACAACAGCATCATTAGTTGGGCCACCAGCGTCTTGTCTATAAATTAATGCACCATTCGCAGTGAATGAAGCAGAAGTCCAAGACACATTAGAAAATGTTGCATACGCTGTTGCTACACCAGAACCACCAGCAACAGTTGCACCAGTTAGTGCTTTACCACCGCCTTGATAAGCAGTGCCTGATGCGTTTTGTACTTCGGTGTTAGCCCCACCACCTGGATTGGTAGCGTAAGCTGTAGTTGAAGCTCCTAAGTTTGCTGAAGAAGTATATAGCGCGATGTAGTAAGTAGCACCACCATCAAAATCGTGACCACCTTTTAATAACTCCTGTTTGAACACGTTACAAACTGCTTGGTTAATTGCCATACTTTTCTCCTATTAAGGGTTTGCAGATGGTATAGGAATACGAATGCTTCCATCCCTAAACTCATCTCTTCGTTTTTTACCTAATTGTTCTTGTGCAAGTTGTGAGATAGCCTCTTTATAAGACATCTCATAAACTTGTTGGTCTTGTGGAGCTTTCAAGAACTTAAAAGCTTCACATAAGCAGGCATATAGTAAAACACGAGGAGCGTTCACGCTAATCCATGTTTTAGTATTACTACTTGATAAGCCTGTTGGTTTTTTAGTAATACCTATCTCAAATTTATACACTGCATTGGGCGTAGGTGCAACGACTATTGTACCCATATCCCAGTTTGCATAGTATCTGGGTTTGGCTGTTGATCCCACTTCTGGGGTGTCATAATACTCAGCCAAGAAATCTTGGTCCACCCTAACCAGATCAAACCGAGTTCTAGGAGCTGTATCTGTGTATAAAGTAACATACCTAATAGTCGCAATTTCTCCTATCTCAGGTTTACTTGGATCAGTTGAGCTATACCCAGGCAATCTGACAAACCTATTGTTGGCTGCTGTATTGCCGTTTACATAAACATTGTCGTTATTTAATTCAATATCTCTAAATATTCTGTGTTCAGAATGTTCTATAAAATCGTTGATAATGGTGTCAGTTAAAACCTGATCGTCTGTTTCTGTATAAGCTCTAATCTGTGTTACTAGTTCTGCGTATGTTGTCATGCTAATAATGTAACAGGTCCAACTGATGCCCTGTCCCCTCCAAATTTTAATATACCACCACTTTCATAGTATTTAAAGCCTTTACCTCCAGCAGCTTCAAATTGATTTATATAAGTAGTTCTGTCATCAATTAACAACTTGTTTGGTCCACCATAAGGACCTTTATTAAAATTAGTTGCAAAATCTATACCCGCAGCAGCTCTTGCTCCCGTAAAGTTTGTGTTTAACCAAGTCGTTTTTATAGAATTACCTTGCACGCCTGCGTCGGTTGTAAGAGCTCTATAAGAACCATTTTTAGCTATACATAAATCTATCAAAGCATCAGCTTCGGCACGTTTTGCTAAGTTAGCAAAAAATCCAGCGTTAGGAACAGCGGCTACAGCCTGTGCCTCTATGGTTGGTGACATATTATACCAGTCACCACCCGAGTCTAACAAACCCTGTGATGTGGCAAAAGCTGCTATTGCATTATAATATTCTGTCAACACACCATCCATATCTACAAATAAAGTTGTTGTTCCAGGTATGCAGTTATCTGTTAAAAATTTATCTAATGTATCGTTAGGACTAAATGAAAAATTATCATTGTCTATCTTTGTAACAACATGACCTTGAGCAACATTTACATCATGAGCTTCTAAACGTGAAACTTCAGGATACTCAGGAAATTTACTTTCTGCACCTCTAAATCTTACAACGTCTCCGTTTACAAATCCATGTCCTGGATCATTTACATTAACAATTATTGAATCTCTAGCACCCGAGCTAAACGCATTGCTGGTAAGTATGTGCGCAACCGGTGGTTCAGTTCTATCTGGTCTTGCATTTTGTAAACCTTGTGCATCGCCTTTTTGAACTTTTGGTTCTAGTTGTGGGTGCTTCTCTTCAAACTCACTAATGTGTACAAGAGAACCATTCCATTCTTTTCTCATTTCACGATAAGGAAATTCCATTCCACTTCTATCAGAAATGGCTTTTGATTTACTTCCTTGTGCAAAATTAGACATTTGGATAATACGCCTGTGGTGTTATGAAAGTGCTGGATGATGAGCCGTCCTCAGCTAAAGCTCTTTGCAATTCATCTTCGTACAACATTTTCATTTGTTGCACCATTTCTGGTTTTTCTTTTTGACTTAAGTAGTATGACAAACCAGCTGTCATGCATGGCACAAATCTGTATGGCACATCAGCCGTATTACTGTATCCACCTGCATCTTGTATTCTTTTTACAAAATAAATTGCTAGGTGTTTTGCAGCGGCTGTTGTGTCTGGTGTTGGGTATACCGTTAACATAGTGTGATCAATAAATCTTTGGACGTAGTATTGTGAAGGTGAGCCCTTTGATAATTTGTTTGATAACCCAGAATAAGTTGATCTATTTATTTTAGTAAGAGCAGAATCACTTTGAGTTGTAGTGGCTCTATTGTCTCTTAAGGCAGCTTCTAAAATATCATCAACACCATATATGCCGTTTGTGGGTGCTGTCACAGCACTTGTTCCATCATCAGAACTTCTAAAGAATTTATACTCTGCTTGTCCCTCTACAAGATCAACATTGGTTTTATCTATTTCCCAATAATGTAAACCTCTGTTAGCCCATTCTTGAAACATTATGTTCAAAGAACGTCTTGCTGATTTCAATTGATAACCACTAACAGCTTTTACACCTACACGATCGTAAGCTTCCTGTATGACGTCATCGATTAAGAAACCACTTTCAAAAGTAGTTGTACCTGATGTTGCCATCTAACCTCCTAGTTGAACGTTACTGTAACGCCACCAGTATTAGTTAAATCTAAAAAGACTCCTGTTTTAAATCTTATTCCGCTTCCAGGAATAAAGATTTGCAGTCCTTCTTCTCCAAACAAGAAAGTGTGTGCTGTGCCTGCTGCAGAAGTATTGTCATAAAGTATAACACTACAGTTGGCATTATTGCCTTTTGCTTGGATAGATGTAACTCTACAAGGTCCAGTTACTAATTGTCCATCAGCTGTTAGATGCGCAGTTCTTTGGTCCGATGTAAATGATCCACCACCTGCCATAATATTCTCCTCCTAAATTAGCGGGGCCGAAGCCCCGCATTAATTACTTATTAGCTTAAGTTATTATTCTGTATGTACAGAACAGTAATCGTAGCAGCTCCCGCATTTGCAGCAGACCCTGATTGATTGTATGTTGCAACAACGTTAACATCAGCAGCTCCAATATCAATTAAATTTGGAATCTGTGAAACATCTGAAGTTGCTAAAACTCTAGCCGCAGAACCTAATGCAAGTGCATCAGCAAATTTATCAGCTGTAGTACCATCACCTAAATCTAAAGTGTTAGTAGTGCCAGCGTTAAAAGCTGTAGTTACGTCAACAGTTATTTGAAAAATCTGACTGTTTGCAGGTAACGTTGCAATCGTAGTAGTTGTTCCGTTAGCAGCAAAAGCAATGTTTGCTGATTGTGCCATTAGAGTGAAACCAGTATTTTTACTTGCTCCTTCTCTAACTGTACCGGCCTTAATTGGACCGGAAAAAGTAGTTGTACCCATGTGTGTATCCTCCTTATAAATTTAACACAGTCGCGAGGCCGTCAGGTCAAGTCTGTGTTTCTTTGAATATACGCTTTTAATTTTATGATTGCAAATAAAAAGGGCGGCCGAAGCCGCCCTCTTAATAGGTTTATAACCTTACGCTTATGCGCCTGGAGATCCGAAGATACCTCTAGGATCAGAGAAGCCGAAGCTGTATCTTTCCCTAGCTTTATATCTAACGTTACCAGTTTCAAAATCGCCCTCAAGAGCAGTTTTGATTGGCGCACGAACCATATGCTTAAGTCCGTTAGGAACATCAGTCTTAATGAAGAATGCATCTGGATCAGATAGGAAGTTATTTACCACGTATCCTTGTGGTATCATTCCCATAGATGCGATTGCATTAGTATCATTATCAGCTGTTCCAACTCTTTGAGCAGATTTCATGATTCGCTCAGCTGTGAATTGTAGCTCAGAAGGTATAATTAGTTTCATACCCCTAGCAGCAATTTTTAAGCCACGCTCATCAGTAAGCTTGCCAATGTCAATCAACGATTGCTCGATAGATGTTTCAGAAAGGTCAGCAGATACTAACAATTCGTTAACAAACTTTCCAGCAACAGTCGGGTGACCAGCTGCTCTGTTGGCAGTTTGTCCAGAACATAGAGATGCTCCGTCACCACCAGCTTGTGCAGTTGAATCGAACGCGTTGTTCAATACTGCAGCAGCTTTAACTTGCTTCGTTTGAGCCATAGATCTTGCTAGTGCTTTAGTATAACGAGTAGAAATCTTGTCATACAAGTTATCTTCAATCGCTTCTTCAGTGATTGCGAACGCGAGAGCAATTGTCTCGTGTTGATATCTTGCAGTGAAAGTTTCCTGCGCGCTATCGTAAACCACGCCAGATCCTTCTGACTTAACAGCAGCTTTGTCAAAACCAGATAACATTACTTCTTCTTCAAAAGCTCTGTCACTGTTTTCTGTATCAAAGATTTCTGCGTGTTGGTTTTCATAGTTTTTGTACTCAAGTCCAAACAATGCGTTCAGACCTGGCTCTAGCTC